GTTCAGTATGCGTAGGAGTAACCGCTCCGGTGACATTCGGAAACGTCGCTTTGACTACGTTTTTAACCAGCCGGATATGGTCATCGCCAGCCGATACGCCATCCGTTGCAAGCGGATTCGATGCTACCAAGTCGCTAATATAGGTCGCTGATTCCAACGGCATTACTTGCTCCTTACGCGCAGCGCAGCGCCGCTAAACATCGAGTTGTCGTCGCTCACAGTCAAAGCAGCAACGCCGGCTTTGTACTTGGCCTCCCACTTGGCCACGTTTTCCGTGTCCTGCACCCAATCGCCAGCCTCTGCAAGTGCGCCGAACAGGTAGATATTCGGATGGTTTGTCAGCAGCCAGTTTGTCGGTGTTACCGTTAACGCAGCCATGCGTGCATAGTAGTAAATCGGCATGGAGTACACAGCATCCGGGCGCGGTCCTAGCAGGATATTCGAGCCTTCGAATGTGTAGACGACCGGGATACCGTCGCCATTGCCGGCCGGATAATTAAGGTTCATCCGTTCTATGTTGATGTATTCCAAGCTGTTATCTACACCGCCCGAAGTCAGCGATAGGTTTTCCATTTCCAGGTAGTCGGACGGCAAGGCTACCGCCTGAGTCGCAGCGATGGTCGCCAGCGTAGCCGATGTCACTTGCCGGCGCAGCCTCAAGTCTCTAGCGATGCGAGCCTCTGCCAGCACCACTAGATCGGGAATGATCGCAGTCATGTCCGAGCGGTGCAGCCATGACGCCACCGAAGCGAGTAAGCCGGTGTAGGTGCCGTCCAGTGCCATTTAGACTGCTCCCGGCCAGATACGAAAGTAGGACAGCGCCGGGTCCGCAAGCATGCGCTTCGCGTGTACTGGGTTCTGCATCCATTCGCTAAACTCGATGCCGTTATCGTTGCAGTACTTTTCAACCAGCACCAGCGGCAGGCTAGCAGCGTGGCGCAATTCCCTGGAACCGTGTTCGCCCTCGTTGTGCTTGCGCTGCGCTTCCTCAACGTATGGCGTGCAGTCCTGCACCGACCCCGTTACAAGGTCGTCGCCCTGCAGCTTGATGACGGTCTTCAAGTCCTGCATTTAGCAGTTCTCCAGCGGGGAGACCTGAACTACACCAGCGCCGGACACCTGAATTGCGGCAATCTTGGTGTATCCGCTCGGGATGTGAAGAATCACAGAATCGGCGTTTTGGACAAGCATGTCGGTTGTGACTGCCGTGGCCGATGTTTTGTCAATCCGCACGTGCGCCGCTGCGGTGGCGACAACCCGTACATATCGCGGATAGTTGCCTGCTTGGTCAAGTGGTATGGTGGCGCTGGCCGATGTGCCGGATGTAGCGATGGTTACGCCAGTTCCAATCACCGTTATCGGGCTACCTGAGTAAGTGTTGCTCATTAAAAAACCTCCGGCGCTTCGCAGCGGTGAGAGTGAAAGAAGACGGGGCCTTGCACCCCGATGGTTTTTAGGCCGGCGCCAGCGCGACGGTAATCACACCAGTCGCCGAGGTCAGCGTGCCGGTGAAGTCAACACCAATCGCGGTTCCAACAGGGATGGAAAGGTCACTCGCCGTAGTCGACAAGGTAAGCGCCTGGATGGTGTCTGCCGTACCCTTAAGGTTATACGTGCTGGAGTGCAGCGCAGTACCCGCAGTGATGGCAGTGGCAGAAGCCGCTTTCTTGATGACGGCAGTAACCGCGCCGCCATCCGTACCGGCAACCGTTGGTCGGCAGGTAATGGCCTGCACGATATACGCCCGCGTTGCAACGAAAAACACCTTGTCGACAGAGGCGGCAACGTACTCGCAAGAGACATTGATAAACCCGCCTTTACCGCCATCGGTGCCCTCGATGCCCATTGAGCTGTCGTCGTTTTGCTTGAGTTGTGGCATGTTGGTTCCTTAAACGGGGGCCGAAGCCCCCTTGGTTTATGCCAGGTCGAAGATCGCGCCGTTGGCCTTCGGTGCGCGTGCCTCAAGCGTCCACTCCACGATAAGCTCACGCTTTTCGCTGTCGCCGGTTTTCGCCAGTTCCACCGTAGTGAACGGGCGAAGATAGGCAATTGCCCACTTGTCCGACTGCAAGATGAAGACATCGCGCGTACGCATAAATCGGTTCGGCAAAAATTTCAGCTCTCCGAAATCGCTGATGTATACGTCAATAGCGGCATATAGCTTTGAGTCTTCACCCTTGTCGATGCGCGTACTATTGCCAGTAAAACTCGATGCTGTCTGCTTCATCGCTGGAGGCATCATCACAACGTCAGGCTCGCCTCCGGCCGTGTAGATCAACTGCAGCACGGATTTAACTTGCGCCTCAGTAAATGCCCGCGTGGTGCCGTTGGTTTGCCCGGTGTTGGCCGTGTAGGACGCAGCCGCATAGGCACCGCCACCGTTGCTGCTGTTGTCATAGCACCAGCCCAACAGTCCGCGAGACTGACGGGGTGCGGTAGCCAGGACATCGAGCTGCGTGGCCGATGATTCCATGTCGCGCTTGATTTCCAGCGCCGCGAGCGACACCTGATAACCAAGTTCGTTTTTGCGGCCGGCTGGGTCGACTGCCTGCTGCGTGCCCGACACAATCACAGTTTTGGTACTGATTTGCGTACGGTTCGTCAGCCGGACAGTAGGCGTCACGGTCTTTGCGGATGCGTCGTCGCCCTCGACCTGGGCATTGTTCGTAACAGCGGTAGCAAGGTCTTGCGTCTGCCATTCATGCAATGTGTTGGTCGCCTTGGACTTCGATGCGAGGTTGAGTAGCGGCGTCATCGTCGGGGAAATCCGATAGATGATGTCGGTCAAGTCTTCACGATTGCCGATAGCGGCCGTCGTGAGGAATGTTCCGGTAGGTGCGGTCATGGTGTGTTCCTATAGCCTCGCGGCATATGAATTTATGAAAGAATCCCAGCGAACAACGCTGCCGCATCCTCGACCTTGCCACTCTTGGCTAGTCGCTGGTAGGCTTGTGTCCGCTTGTCATTGTTTGGCCCTTCGGATACACCTGGTCGCTCGACCTTCTGCGGCAGCGTGGCGACCTTTTTGGTAGCTGCTGACGCCTTGGCGATCATTTGGTCGTAAAGCATTGCCTTACGCGACAGAATGACGGCTCTGTGATCCGTAATGCCGGCAATCGCTTGGTCGTCGTATCCCTCTGCTTTCAGATAGGACTTCAACGCCTCGCGCTCAGCCATCGCCTTTGCCGTATCCTTCCATGATGGCAACTTGGCAAGTAGTTCTTGCTGTTGCGTTTGCATGTAGGCTTTATGGCTCTCGGCTTGTTCGGCTTGCATTTGCGCCGCAATAGCCTGCTGTTGCTGCTGGTTTTGCTGATAAGCGGCTTGCCTCTGGTTATAGAGGTTCTGCTGTTTCAGGTATTCCAGCGGGTCAGACTCTAGCAGCGCATTCCAATCTGTTTTTTGCTGCTCTCCAAGTACCGCCTCAAGTTGCAGGCCCATCCTTTGCAGGTTGGTCGCATACTCGTTGCGTTCTTGCCGCGCCTTGCTGATTTCCACATCGGCAGACTTGCGAAGCTCTGCGGCCTCCATCGTCTTCTTGGTGTAATCAGCTTGGCGCAATTGGCCTTTGTACGCCTCTGCGATCTGTTCTGGCGTCAGTTGTACGTCTTTGCCGTCAATCTTGACGGTGATGACATCCGAGCCTTCTTCAGCCGCATTGAGTTCCGCTGGCTTTTCTTCCTGAGGTGGGTCGAGTTCAGTATCGACCTTTACCTCCTCAACGACTTCTGCCGGTGGCTCAAAAGCCTCGGTAAATGCCGTAGCCGCCTGATTAATGTCAAGCGTCCCGCTGGGTTCCCCTGAGGGATTATCCAAACTCATGGTCTAGTTTCCTTGTGTAGTGTCTCTCGACAGATACTGGGAAGATTCCCAACGCGAATATAAACCTTTTAGCGTTTTTTCACAAGAAACGATGATCCGGTCATCATTCGTTGTAGAAGGCTGATTTCGCGCTTTTCGCGCGCTCGGCGAGCGTCCGCTTGTGTTCTAGCTCTATCTTCGCCAGTTTCCCCGTTTCCAGGGTCGTGGTTATCACTGTTTTGACTTTGTTCAGCAGGGACAGCATCAGCCATAACTTTTCTCGGCCTGCCTGGTCCCTTGCGGGTGAAGATTTCCATTGCGAAAGTATCTCCGTTTCGATTGCTGAGAATGCATCGGTAAATGCTTCGTTTTCCAGCACCTCCCGCGCCCGGTCCCCATTGTAAAGCCGCTGATTCAGTTCCATAACTATCCTAGTAAGAGCATTATCTCGTCTTCTTCTTCGTCATACGGGATGGATTTTGCCTTGAGTGCTTTGACGGTCGTTTTCGTTGCCGGAATTATCGTAACTTCGGCCAGCGGCTCCTGCGCATATTCTTGTTCAATTATCTGCTTATTGATGTTTTCAATTATCTTGCGACGCTTGCGTTTCTTGTCGTCTGCACTCCCGCTAGGTGTCGTGACACCACTGACGATAATTGCCGCATCCTGGCCACTAACCGTATAACTACCAGCATCGGCAACGACTATTCTGGTCTTCAGCAGTGCTGCGTCTT